TGTCTTTTGACCCTGGTTGAACAAATGGCCTATTCAAATGAGATACTCTTATTCTTCCATCTTCGATCCTAAAGATGGCATTTATAAAAAGGTCATCATCAGCATATTTCTTAACTACTGGATTTTCCTTTAGTATTCGTTGATGCCTAGGTGGAAGTCCTTTAAGTACGATTCCATATTTAGTAGGAGTTTTACCTAAGTTCTGTCTTTTTATATGATAATTAGCCATTTATAGGATATTCATTCCATAAATTATTTAATCGTTCCTCTGCTAATGAAAGTATTGCGGATATTGTCCATAAATCAGTAGAATTACCTTCTTCGGCAGTTTCTTTATATTTATCGATAGCTGCTTTAGCTATATCTAAATTAGCTTGAATTTTATCTACTTCAGTTTGTAGGATTTCCTTTTTAGCTTCATCGGTTTCATTCTTAAGCTCTTCTTTCTTTGAATCTAATCCGGTTTTGATTGCATCGTACTTTTCAGTTGCAGTACGAAGTTTAAATTCTTCGATAGTTTCTGTTTGTTCTTCTTCAGGAGCTTCTTTAGGAGATTCACTAGTAGCTTTCTCTAATTTTTCTGGATCAGTCTTTTTTGCTGATGCTTCACCTTGCTTTTCTGCTTCGTCTGACTTTTTTTCTAAGTCCTTCATCATTTCTATAGCCTTGTCTAATTGACCTTTAAGAGCTTTTTTCTTTTTATCACTAGGAATTAAAGTAGCAAGTTGAGTAAGAAATTCAACACGATTTTTAGCACGTTGTTTCGATATGTACAACCACGAAAAGAAATTAGCTTTACCTAATAGACCTCCAACTAATTCGTTGGTAGCATCTTTTTGATTTTCTACTGCTGAATCAATATCTTTCAATTGAGAAACATATGAATCGGTAGCAATTTCTACTTGTTCTCTAAAAGCTTCAAGTTTTTCTTCGTCAGTCATATCCGTATCTTCGCTTTTGAAATTATCTTTAACGTCATCAACTTCTACTTGTGCCTTTCTTTTAGCAGTAGCCGCATCAGATATTTCCTTTTCTAGAGCTCTAATTTCAGCAGCATCTTCTTTTGGATCTAAATTAGCCTTTTCTTTTCTAAGTCTATTAAGTTTTTTATCGGCATTAGATAAATTAGACTTAGCTTGCTCTAATTTTTCTTTTGTCTTTTCGTTAGACTTTTTAATGTTTTTAAGTTCTTCTTCGTCTGAATCTTCTTCCTCTTCGGCATTTATATCGTCAGCAGTATCATCAGTTGCAGTTGCACCAGTAGGTCCAGTAGTTCCTTCTGGTTCTTTTTCGGTCGATGTAGTTGATCCGGTAGGACCTGTAGTTCCATCAATTGCAGTAGTTCCTTCTGGTTCCCTTTCAGAAGATGAAGTTGCACCAGTAGGTCCAGTAGTTCCTTCTGGGTTTTTAACTTCTGGCTCTTCTGCTGGAGTTTCTTCTTGCTTTAATTTTTCTATTTCGGCTTTAAGATTATCATAAGCTTCTTTTGCAGATTGTTTACCTTCAACAGATGAATTATCTAATTCTAATTTAAGTCGATCTAAATCAGCTAATTTAGACGCAAGTAAAGCTTCTTTTGCTTTTTTCTCTAATTCGGCTTTATCTAATTGGTCTTCTCCATCTTCTTTAAGATTAGAAATTTCCTTTTTGATTTTAGCAAATTTTTCATAGTTAACATAAGATTCCTGTCTTGCTTTTGCTATTTTCTTAGCGTCATTAGCATCGTCAGCCTTCTTAATGTCTTTCTGTTCAGCAGATAATTTAGCATTTTCTGCTTGATATTTTTTATGAGTTACTTCTAATTCTCGTCTCTTTTCTGGATCGTCGACAACAGAAGTTATTTTTTTCTTAATTGATTGAATTTCGTCTTTAACCTTAGCCTTAATTTTACTAATCTTTTCTAATTTATCAGTATCTGAAGCACCTTTAGGTTGTGGAGTAGTTTTAGGTTCAGTTGGTTTAGGAGTTTCCTTTGCCTTAGGTTCTACCTTAGGCTTAGGTGCATCTTTTTTCTTTGGTTCAACTTTGGCTTTCTTTGCAGGAGTTTTATCCGGTGCTTTAGGTTTAACTTTTTTAGATACCTTCCTAGCTTGTTTTCTTGCTGCTCTTTTTTGTGCAGCAGTTTGAACTTCAACTAAAGCAATATATTGTGGTAGACTTGAAAAGTCATATTCTTTTAATGATTCAAATACATCTCCTAATGTGGCATCCTCATCGACAAAAATATCGAAATCTTCACATATCGTTTCAAAAAGAGATTCTAACAGATCTAAGTATATTTGATCGTTTACTTCTTCTTCGTATTTTTCTAATAAATAGTTGTTTAATTTCATTTTAGTTTTCTGAGTTTAATGATGGAGCTGATGGTTTTTCTAATTCAGTCGAAGGAGGAGTCATTGAAGGTATAATACTTCCTAATTCAGGAATTTCTTTATTTTCTAATTCAGCTAATTTAACTTGCAATTTAACCACTTTCTTAAAGCCTTTTAGTTTTTCTAGCTCTAATTTACGTTCTTGTTCTAAAGATGATTTAATTTTTCCTTTTTTAAATAAGAATGCAATGTAAATTCCAGTAAGTGCTGCACCGACGGCTAATCCTTTAACAATACCTTTAGCTGTACTAATTGCAGTTCCTGCAGCAGTATCAAATTCAGCTTCACCTCCGGCTTCAGCATAAGCTTCGTTTAAATCTTCTAAAAAAGATTCATATAGATAATCGTATGAGGATGAACTTTCGTTTATTACTGATTCACTAATTCCATCACCAGAAAATAATAACAAAAATCTAACGATCTCTTCATATTCTTTTTGTGCCGGTGTATAATTATACTGAGTGCATAATTTTCGGTAATCTTTCATCTCGTTTTGAATTCCGAGAACGTTTGTAGGTAGGATAAAAGTCATAATATGATGTAGGGTTACTATTCAATTTAATTATATATCTCTAAAATTTGTGACAAAAAAAGAGCTCTTCGTAAGAAGAGCTCTTTGAAATATATGAAGTATAAAGATTATACTAAAGAACCAAGAAGGTTAGACATAAATACACCTGAAGTGATATACATAGTTTCTGGTTTGAAACCTGCTTCAACTAAAGCGTATCTTGATTTAACAGCTACTTTAGGAGCCATAGTTCCTTCAGCAATTGTTTGTACTGATTCAGCCATTAAGTAAGGCATGAATACTAAACCTGGAGAGTTACCATCACCTTTACGTCCAACTAAGAAACGAGTATCGTTCCAAGCCATGTTAGGATCGTTGTAGATAGCAAGACCTGCAACAGTTCCAATTGGGTAAAGTGAACCACTCATTTGGTTAATAGTATTAGCCATAGGAGCAGGAACGAAACCAGCTATATCTTGTAGGGCAGAACATACTTGACCGTTTGTAACGATGAAAGTAGCTGGACCTCTACGACCTCTAATTGCAATAAGGTTAGCGATTGCAAGGATCTTAGACATAATTTTTCTCTGACGAGTTGAAAGATTCTCAGAAGCTGAGTTTGTAACCTCAGAAGCAAGAATAGTTGCAGCTCTAAGAGTAGTATCTTGGATGTAAGCACCAAAGTTAGTTTGAGTGTTAGCAGATGTACCAGATACAACAATTGAAGTAGCACCAATGTTCAAGAAGAAGTTGATTCCTTGAGAGTTAACAACATTTTTGTGGTTAGTTTCTCCAAGAGCAAATAATCTAGAAAGGATGTTTTTGTTGATTGATTGAGTCAATTCATTGATAAGTACTGATTCTACTTGAGATACAGCATCTACTCCGAATTGTTTCAAATCTTGAACTTGCTCTCTAGTAACAGCAGCTGCAACTTGGAAAGTTTTAGCTTCAACTGATTTGTTGAAAAGACTTAAGTTCATTACGTTGTCTGGAGTAGACTCACCTAAAGATCTAGAATATGGATCGTTAATATCATCTCCAGTATAATCGTTGTTAGTTAAAGCTTGACCTGAGAATCCAGTGATGTGGTCTTCTAAAGCTTTTACTAATTCTACGTTTAATCCAGAAGTAGCACCAGTTACACCTGAGATACCTGAAGCACCTAAGATAGTAGTAAAAGTTGAAAGGATAGTAGCACCAGAAAGAGTACCTCTAACGTGGAAGATTGGATAACCATCTAAACGAGAAGATCCTACATAAGCAAGAGTAACTCCATTAGTTGAAGCAGAAGTTCCACCAACTACAAACGAAGGAACTGTAGCAGAACCATAGTTTACTTTGATTAATAATGGAGAATTTGTAGTAGAAGCAGTTTGACCACCAGCATATACGAAGTCTAAGTAAGTTAATACTCCCATTGGACCAGGCATTGGTACAACAGGTACTAAGTCAAGACCAATAGTTTGAGCAGCAACTTGCATTGCTAATGGAAGAAGTGTGTGAGCTTTATCACCTGAACCAGCTTCTTGACCTGGGAAACCAGCTTGAGTACCTGGATCTCCAGGGAAACGAGTTGCACCCATACCGTTTACAGAACCTAATTGAGCTAAGCTATTGTTTTCATACAATTCATGATAATGACAGTATTTAGACATCCACTCTACTCTATTACGCTCTTGAATTCCTGTAGTAGACTCAATGATTGGAGCCCATTTACCGAATATTTCTTGTTCGTTAATTAAATACATTTAAAATGTTTTATTTTGTTTTATGTTTTGATTTACGCTGATGCTTTTTGTGTTTTAGCAGTATTTAGCGTTTAAGTATATATCTAAGTCTCCTTAGATTTTTATCTATTTTATAATAAGTTAACCTTTTCTAAAGATTCTAAGTTAGATTCAATTCCGTCTATTAGATTCGATATTAAAGTTTCGTATTGTTTAACATATTCATCAGTTAATATAGAAGCTCTTTCTGGATTATTTGCAAACATACTCCAATCAATACCTGAAGGTTTTAATAAAGGAGAATTTTCATCTGCAGCCGGTTTAGAATTTACTGAACCTTTTCTCATTTCTAACCCAAAATCATTATACCAGAAAGTCATTGCATTTCTTACATCAGTTATGTCTAACCTTGGTTCTTTTGATCGGTTTAAATTAGGAGCAAGAGTTCCGTAATTTTGATGTTCTTTGACAATTACTTTACGAATTTTAATAAGTTTTGAATATCCCATCATTGGTGAATATTCGATACAAAAAAGAGCTTGACCCTTAGAATTGTAAAGTTGTACACTTTCATAAGAAGGAGCTGTTTGTATACCATATTTAGAAAATATTCTTTTCAAATCTTTTCCTAGAAAATCTTTTGTGATTTTCGAAACTTGTTTGGCTATATCTAATTGATTAGGTTCTAACGAAGCTTTTTCATTAAGAATGGATTCATTAATAAATTCAGCAAATGTTAATAAATTCTTCATTTATGTTGTTTTTTTTTACTTAGCACAAAAACTCACTCTTTCAAATGAGTTTTTATAAATTTTAATATTTATTATCTGTTAAATCTTCTTCTTAATTCAGCTTCTACGGTTTCCATGTAATTAGCCGGAGTTTTATATTCTGCAGTTTCATTAACAATTGCTGGTGCAGCACCTTCATTTAATGGAGCATCAATTTTAACTGATCTTAAATCTCTAGTAGCCCAGAAATCATCGATTTTATATTGATTATCTAAAACTTTTACTGAAGCTTGAGCCTTAATTGAATTTCTTTGAGATTCATTTAAGTTATTCCAAGAGTCTTTGTATTTAGCTGGCATATTAGTTAACCAATTTGTAACTGGTCTAAATGCAATAAATGCAGATTCATATAATCTTTCAGCATCAACTGAACCATAGAATTTGTTATTTTCAAAAACTGCAATAACTTCGTCTTTTTTCTCAGGAGTTAATGCATCAAATTGATTTCTCTTGTTTTCTGATAGGAAATTCAAGAAGTGTAATTTGTTAGCATCTACTGATTCATTAACAGTTTTTGCATTTTCTAAAATAGTATTTAATTTGTCGGTTAATGTCTTTTGGAAAGCATCTTCTTCATTACCTTCAATTTTATCTACGATAGTTCTTTTTGGATTTGAATGTAATACTAAGTTTTCGTCGATTGATTGAGTACCTTCTAAACCAGTAACTTTACCTTCATTAATTTCTTTAACGATGTGATTAAGATAACCTGCAAGATTTTGTGTATTTTCTTTTAAGTACTCAGTATATTCAATGATTGATGATGTACCTTCAACAATATAATCGTTATGAGAAATTACATTATCTAATTGCTCATTCATATGTTGTTGATAAGCCCAACGTGAGTTAGATTCATTAGCAAGATATTTACTAAATTCAATATTTTGATCTGCCTTTTCTGCAACAACTTTAGTATATTCAATACCTCTATCGCTCATTTCAGCAACTAATTTAGTATACTCAATTAAGTGGTCAACCGATTCAGAAAGTTTTTCTGAGTAGTTAATTCCTTGATTAGATTTTTCACCAACTAATTCTGCATAATTTTTAACTCTTTCAAGATTTTCAATGATATAATCATTATGAGAAATTAAGCCATCAACTGATTCTGCTAGTTTTTCAACATAAGAATTAATTTGATTAACTCTTTTTGCAGTTTCTTCGGTGTAACGTATCAATCCTTCATTAACAGATGAAGAATCTTTAGCTGATGATTCGGTTAAAGACTTTTTAAGATTTTCTACTTCGTTTTTAACATGTTTAGTATATTCGTTAAAATCTTCAACGGTAATGTATTTTTTAGGATCCATTTTGTCGTTTTTTGTTTCGTTTATTGGGTTTGGGGTTGGTTCTTCTTGTTGATAGATTAAAACAGGCATATCAGATTCGCTCAAATCAGACTCTATTTCATAGATCTGTGTTAATGAATCGTTGTCTAATCCAAAAGATTCGTTTACTCTTTTCAATTCGGCATTAGCAAATCCAGGATCTGCAACTAAATCGTAAGTAAACATTTTTTTAATTTTAACATGGCCATTAGATTCAACAACACCGGCAGCTCTAGAAGAAATATGAAGAGGTACACCAGCATCTACTAATGCCATTGCTTGTTTTCCAGCATCAGTATTAAGTAATCTGATTCTACCAGTAACTTTTTTGCTAGCTTTATCGTATTGAATGTCTTCAATAATATGTGAAGCATTCTTTAACGATATATCAAAAGATTTAGGGTGGTCAAGTTCTCCAAGAAGTTTATTACCTTTAAGTTTTTCTTGTAAGTCTTGTATGTGTGGCATTAACTCAGCTTCATCGTAAATACGATTATTCTTGTTTCTAATGCCTATTTCGGTGAAAACACCTTCCAACACATATTTATCTCCATCCTTAGAAGATGTAAGATTTCCTTCCGATCTTTCTAATACAAGTAGATATTTATTATTGCTCATTATGGCTTCTATTTTTAGTTATATATCAATGACGTTTGGAAACAATTGAAATTCAATTACATTCCTGTTGCTTCGGCATCCTTTTTGGCTGCTTCTCTTCTTTCTACATCTTCGATGTCTTTTAGTTTCTTGTTAAGACGTAAATCGTCATTAGATAAACCTAAGAATCTTTGTATTAAGAATTCAGAAGCAAAGTATTTTACTTCGTTCATGTTTGCATCAGTATCAACAAGACCATCTTTCATCGAAGTTACGAAGTCTAATCTTTTCTGTAAGATTTCAATTTCTTTCATCTCTTCAAAGATGTTCATTGTGTTATATTTTACACCGATTTGGGCTTTAAACGCATCGTCTTCTTTTATTTCAGGAAAGTCTAAACACATTTGAATCCAAAGTGGTTTTGTAAGTATTTCTTGGAAAACTGAACGTAAACGAGTAACAAAACGTCCAAATTTAATCTCGTCTCTAGTCATACCCTCGGCATTCATTTCCCATGAAGGTGGGGATTCCATATCAAAACGGGAAAGTGGAATTTTAGATACTTTAATTAATTTCTCTCTGAAGTATTTAAGAGCATCAGTATCTGAAAGGTCTGGACCATCGTTTCCAATAGTCTCTATTGTAGGTTCACCAGCATCACCTGATGGCAACCAATATTCTTTGTTAAATGGCATCATTGCTTTACCATTAACTTTTAATTCACCAGATTCAGTATCAAAATCTATTTGCTCTCGGTAGTTTTGCATTAAAACTCCAAGAGATTGTTTTGCTCTAGTTTTTGATTTACCACCAACCGGAATTACAAATTTAGTTTTAAACGAAGCATTAACAGTAGCCCAAATAACTCTTGAGTGTTCCATAATTCTAAGTAAGTTAAAAGAACGAATAAGTCTTTCAACATAAGAAACTCGATTTACAGTATTAACGTTAGCATAAGAGATGTAAATAACTTGAGAATCATAAACAACTCTTTCCTTATTTGGCATACCTTTAAATTGTTTCCAAATTTTCTTACCTTCTTTATCGATTCCAGGTTCAAGATTTATTGGATCTAATTCTTTAAATCCTATAATTCTTGATTGTTCTTTGTCGTAAATTATCTCAAATGCAAGATAACCATCAACTAACCATTTTCTAAAGTAAGACCAAGCGGCAATATCATTATTGAATCCAAAGTATTGATAGATTCTTTTAAAATTAGTATCTAAAGCGATTTTAACTGCTTCTAATGTTGTAGGTTCTAATGTATCATCATCAAAAGATAATGGCATACAAAAGTAATTTTTATCATCATAAACTACACATTCATCACAAAGAGTATCAAGAATATCTTCTATCTCATCTTGGATAGCGAATTTTCTAAGGTCTTCTCTTTTCTTAGGATATGATTTATCAAAGATGGAAATTGATTTACGAAGATTGATATCGGTCATCGATAGATTAGCGAAAAGTGCATAATCATCGTATTCTCCTCCAGCAACATTTCTCGGATCAAGTCTCCAACCATATTGGTCTTCGTTGATACCGATAGCTTTGGAATTCTTCAGCACCATATCATCATACATCATTCCAAAGGAAGATAATGATTTAAGTGCTTTGCTGACGATATTTCTCGAAGCCGGTGTTGGTTTACCGTTTGAGGTTTCGTCTCTATTTACAAATCCTGGCATAAGTTTATTATTATGGGTTTAAGTATATATTCGTGTTGAAATGATTACTTTATAAATTTGAATTTATTACTACTTTTTGATTTTTCTCTAGTAATTTTAACTTCGGATACGTTAGATTTTTGATATATGATATATTTCTTATAGTCTTCGTAAATACTATTTAAACTTGTCCCAGCAGCATTTATCCTAAGTTCTGGAAAAATTCTAGGCTGATCTAATTTTATTGCTTTATCCCAATCTTCGTAACAAACGCAAACTTTTGGTGAGAGTACTCTAGATGGTATATATTGTCTTAAGGCAAAAGATAACCCAAACTGATCTAAAGCTACTTTTAATTGATATAAATCTAACATAACTGGACCTTGTTCTTTAGCATTAAAAGATTTACCCTTTATGTTTTTTTCGTAACTAGATTTGTATAAATGCCTAATCTTTTCTACAATATATTTTCTAGCAGCTGGAGGATACCAACTAATGTTAAGGCCTACCATTAGTTTTCCTTTATTTGCTTGAACCATACCTAAACATAAAACAATAGGATGTTTATCCCAATAATCTAATGTAGTTTTTCCTTTAGCATCGTATTTAAAAATATAAATCTTACCAGGTTGAAAATTAGGGTCTCGGTCTACTTGTACTCGAGTACTCTTTTTATTATTAGATTCATCAAGAAACCATTGATATGCTGCCTTAGAATCTAAAACCGTCTTTGGTTCTTCTGAACCCATTTTAGATTGAAGGTTCAGTAACTTAATAATGTCTTGTAAAAAATCTAAAACTAAGCTCATGATTTACCGGCAAAAAAATCTTCCGTAACATACATAAATTTCCAACCTCTAGCTTTAGAATAGGCTTCAGCGGCATTCTTTTTACTTAGATTAGTAATCCAAGTTTCGTAACTCCATTTATAGGAATTTAATGCCTTAGCGGTTTTTCTAATAGGTAAAGTTGGCTTTAGTAATTGAGATTTTGGTTTAATTTCTACGATGATAATTTCACCACTAGAAAGCCTCAATATGTAGTCAGGGAAGTATTTATGATATTTGTTGTCCAATGGAAGGAAATAAGGTATCGAAAAAGATTCCGAAGACCAACTAAGTATCTCCGGATTTCTTTCACAATATAGACAAAATTTCTTTTCCCAAGAAGATCGGTATATGATAGGACCACTTCCTGAATATTTCTTGCATTCATTAATAGGAAAATATCCTTGAATAAACCCTGATTTTTTAGAAGGTTTATTACCTTTTATTGAATGCATATTTTAATTTAGAATTTAGATTTAGCAGTAAACCAATAGATTTCAAAGCCTCCGTATTTCTCTCCCATACATAATACATTCATTGTCGAATCAAAAGTTATATAATCATCTGCTTCTGCCTTTGGGAAATCCTTGATTTCCGCACCTCTAAATTTAGATTTCAACGCTTTATATGTGTCATATAAATCATCGTCAAAATTTTCATCGAGACCAAATACATCTTTTGGTTCGGCTCCTAAATGTTTACATATTTCTCTTACTAATTCCTGTAACGGTTTGTCATCACCTTTCTCATCAATATAAGTTTGAGCATCGAATTCTCCACTTAATTCAGCGATGGCTTTAGCAACACTTAGTTTACCTTCGTTAATCGTAGAAGAACTAGAAGTTCTTACTAATCTACGAGAGTTTTTTTTAGAGGTAGAAACACCTTCTAAAACTTGTACAAAACCACCTTTAGCAATAACATCAGCAATTTCAACATCGGTCATCTGAACGTCATTAGCTTTGTCTTCACCATTAAATAAGTGAACTCCATCGGTTACACCTGCATAGTACATGTCAGTGTTAACGTTTCCATCTACTGTGATAACATATTCTTTACCAGGTAACAATTCAGAAACTGAAGTTAAAGCTGGACCAGTTGGATCTTGTCCTGTAGTATTTTGTGGGTTGAATCCATCAGCATCAGTAGCCTCCTGAATCTTGTAATGTTCGTTTACGAACTCGTCAAATGATAATAATTTTTTCATTTTTAATTTATTGTTGTTTTTATTTTTATTTGATAAATTTAGATTTAGCAGTAAAGAAATAACTAATCATTCCATTATCTTCTGCTCTAACTACATTAGATTTTGTAAAATGATTTAAGTCTTCTCCCATACTGAAATCATTACTTGCAATAGATTTTGTTTCCGGAGTCATTCCGTTATATTCACTATCGATTTCATCAAAAAGCTGAACAAGATCGTCTTCCATTTCTTCTGAGCTTACCATAAAAATTTCAGTTGGTTTTGCTTTAAGAGCTTTAATTATTAAGTCGTATCCGTGATATTCACCTTCTATCTCTGTTATGTTCGGTAAATCTCTTGATTTTATAGCATCTTTGAAGAATGTTTCTTCATTTAGTGAGTTTAATTTGCTTGATTCATTTATAAATTCAGCAAAAGATAGTAAATTTTTCATTTGTTGTTTTTGTTTTTATATTTATCCAATGTATGTTGGGTAACTTCCTCCAGATGCAGAATCCGTAGTGTTTCGATACCCTTTAACTTTTGGATTAGAATCTGCAGCAGATACAGGATTTAATGTACCAGTACCAACCATTTCCGCTTCTTCAACTTCTTCTCCTTCTTTTTTCTTAGGAGGATTTTCTTCTAATTCCTTTTTTAATTCCTTTTGAGCAACTACAGCTTCTGGATTTTGAATCTTTTCAGCTTTATCTCTGATTTTATTCATTTCTTCTTGACTTAATTCATCCTTAAGAATAAAAGTAGAAGGCTTTTCATTAGTAAATATTTTACTTCGGAAATAATCAAATACAAAAACTAATTTGTCTTGATCGTATACATTAAAAGTTTTAGAAAATGCGTCTTGTTCAAATCTATATTTTTCTAGATTTTCTATTTTCCATGCAGACCACCATTCTGGAGTCATAGCATATACTCGATTTAGATTAGATAGGCTAACGGATTCATTAACAAAATCTGCAAATTTTAAAAGACGATTCATTTTGTTTATTATTTTAAACGGAATAAATACCTTCAGAATCACCATTACCTCCACTTAGAGAAATAGTTCCTTTGTATTTTCCTGGATGTAATTTATTCCATCCTTTTGCATATCCATTTTTTGCTATTTGAGTAAAATATGAAAATGCGTTTTTTGTTTTTTCTGGCTTAAATGATTTCCAGTATTTAAACAAATCCAAAAGGGCAAAAGCTATACAATCTTCTCTGTCCATCGGATCTTCATACGTTAATCGTGTATTAGCTCGATAGGCAATTAAGATCAGCATTTCTTCTGCCTTCTTGGTTAATTTTTCTTGTTTTAAGGAAATGCATATTTCCTCGTAGAGTTCTTTTGGTTTTACGTAAATTGACATTGATTTGAGGTTTTAAAATTTAACGTCTAAAAACTTTCTTTCAATTAACTCCTTTTTACCTGTCGGAAGAACGATTTCAACTTTATCAGAATTTCCACTTTTAGTGTATTGTAAAGCATTAACTTTAACCACATCTCCTTTTTTATAATTTTTAAAAGGAGATGTAATCGAAGCGTTTACGTATTCATCTGATTTTGATTCATTCAACCATTCATCAAATGTAGATAGTTTCATATTAGAATATGTTTTTAGCAGCAAGTGATTTGTCCGCTTTTAATTAAGTCGGTCACCTCTATCTCAGTCATATGCAAAGGTTGTGCATTAGTTTCAAGATCTTTCTGATTGAATATATAAGCTCCACCAGTTTCACCTACAAATATGTAACCTGCAACACCTTTAACGGTATATTCTTTACCTGCGGTTAAATCAGTAATTGATTGTACTGGAATATTTCCAGGAACTGCAGTTTCTCCAGCTTTAGGTAAGAAAGGAGTTTCAACACCTTCAACAACTTCTCCTTTTAATTTAGCAAGAATTACGTTTTGTTCTTTGATTTGTGATTCTAATAAAGATTTTGCTTGATCGATAAACTCAGATTTCCCTAAAGTTCTTTCTGCAGCATCAATATCCGCAAGTTTTTCGATGATAAATTTGATTCTACCTTCAACTTTTCCAAGTTCAGCATTTTTTCTAGAGATTTCAGCCTTTTCGTTTTCAACTAAATGAGATAATGATTCAGTTATATCGTAGTTCATAAAATCTTTTACCATTTCAACTGCTTCATTAGCAGAAGAAGCTTCAACAAGAGAATTTTCTTTCATTCCTTTGTTTATCTTTTGTACAAATACTCTATCTTCAACATTGAAGATAGAAACTGAAAGACCTTCAAAAACTGAAGATGATACTTTATAACCAAAGTCAAGTTCTTTAACTTTAGCACCTTCATTTACTGCTCTTTGAATAAGAGCAAGTTTATCTTGCTCATTAAATCTAACAAATCCAGAAGTAACTAATTGAGTAGCAAGTGAAGTAGATTCAACAAGTTTACCATTAAGAGTAACTTTAGGTTGTTCACCAAATGTAATATCTAATACTGAGTTAGGATTAGGGTACATTCTCATTTGATTATCTCCAAATTTAGCAGATTCAGTAATCTTAACTAAAGAATTAAAATCGTTATTACCAGCAAAAGCAGATTCAGAAATTGTATTTCCTTTAATTTCTAAGAATTTACCAGAAGAGTAAAAAGCAAAAGTATTTTCATCAATAGTTTCGATTGGTGAATATATTTTTTGAACTTTAAAATTAGGGTTTTGTCCATTTACTGCACCTTTTTGTGCTGAACAATACTCATAAAGTCTTTTAACAATAGGAATCCAAACTTCAGTTTCTAAACCTTCAACTACAGCAAATGTAGGATTTTCAGCATTAGAAGCTTCTCTAAGAGAATTAATTGCTTTTGTGTAATAAGCTTTGTTTCTATCTAATTCTAAGTCTCTAATTATAGACTCAATAAGAATATAAGTTTGATTAGCTTTGATAAATTCTTGACCTTCAGTGATGAAAGTTTTGATTTGTGGCATCCAAGAATAAGCATTTAATTCTTTGATCGCTGACTCAAGAATAGCAATTCTACCTAAAAGGTAAGAATCTGCGATTTGAGTTTTAGCTTCCGATAAAGTTGAAGCAGTAGCAATATGTTTAGCTCTGTTTTGTTCAACACCTTTACCGATTAATTCAGCATAAGCATCTTTAGCAGAAACCGAACCTTCAGCAATTTCTAATGAAGCTATGTTACCGTAGTGTCTTTCAACAATCAATTTCGATGTATTGTTTCTGTCGATACTTTCAAGTAATTCAGAGAATTTAGCTTTAAGAGATGCAGAATCAAAGGTAGTTTTTAATTTTGACATGTTTTTATATTGGTTTTTTTGTATTTTATTATTTATACACAGCACATGTAATAGATTTACCATATAGTGGTATTAATGCTTCCATGTGTGCAGATTCAATGTAATCAACCATAGTACCAGTAAATAATGGTCTACCGGTTTGATCGTGACTGAAATGTCCTTGAGTTCCTATTTGCCATAATGGATTAGAACCTGAAGTAATTACTGCTCTGTATTTTTCGTCTCCATTAGTTTTCCAAATTTCAATAGTAGAAGCACCATTAGTTTTTACGTTGAAGTACTTATTTTCACCTGAAGTAAGATTTAAACTACCACAAGGTAAAATAGCACAACCACCACCTCGATAACCACTACTAAATTGTCTAGTAGTTTTGAATTGTTCAGAAGAAGGTCTTTTTGAGCCAGGTAAAACGTTGATGGAATTCATCGATTTATCAACATCCATTCCTAATGAACCAGCTCGATCAAAGAATACCTTTGTTACTGGATGATCTGATCCGAGAATTTGATCTGCGGCAACACCTCTATCGAATGCTTTATTTTTGTCTGTAATTAACTTACACATTGTGTTAGCTAACATTAACATTTTAGATTCATCTCCTTTAGATTTTGTAACAATATCATTAATTCGTTGTAGGTCTTTTTGAGTAGCTTCAAGAACTAAAGACTCTAAAATAAAATCTTCGTATGTTTGTAAATTTTTCATGTTATTTAGCAGCTCCTACACCTTTAAGGTTAGGATATCTTTTTAAAACTGATGCAACTACTTGTTTTTTCAAGTCTGCATATTGTGGCCATGTAGCCCAAACTAATGCAGTTTTTGCATGTTTCTCGTCGTGTATTGGCCATGCTTTACGATCAGGAAATACAAAATCTGTAGGTTTCAATTTATCCTTTTCGGTTTGAGATAACTTCTCAAGAACTTTATGATAGTCTAAAACAGATTCTAAAACCTCATCTTCAAGACCAGTCATATCAAATCCCATAGATTCAGAAAGAATCTTTTTGATTTTTTCCATTTTCTGAGCATCTTTTAGAGCATCTTTTAGAGCATCAATTTTTGCAGTATCTTCAGAACTTTCTCCTTCAGGTTTTTCTTCACCTTCTTTAGATTTTTCTTCATCATCTTTAAGTTTATCTAAAGCTTGTTTAACTCCGTCATCAGTTTTTGCTTTTGATGGGTCAATTCCTTTAGCTAAATCTTTTGTGTCAGCTTTAAGGATATCGTCCTCTTCTTCATAGAGACCACCTTTAGATTCTTGTATGAAATCGATATCTTCAACATCAAATTCGTAATCTGAACCATCTTCGGTATATCCGGTAAATTGAGTTCCCTTTTCACCTTTTAATTCTTTTGGATCGACACTATACCAATCGTTCTTAATGAAAACGGTTACTGGCTTTCCATTAGTTTGAGTATATAGGTCATGAGCAGTTTTTCCTTTGAATCTACTTCTAGATGCTTCACTTAATGCATCAGTGTCTATTGATTCGTTTAAGAATACCTTTTTAAGTACATTTATTTTTCTCTCTTCATCGACTCCAATTGTAGTCAAGAAAAGATATATTTGTTCTGGATTTTTTCCTTCAGATGCTAGTTTCTGAACAATTGGAAATAAAGAACCAGCTCCGTAATACGAATATTGACCGAATAGATTCTCATTTACGAATTCTTCGTATGATTTAATTTTTGACATTGATAGACTAAATTTTTATTTATATATCTTAGTTAATATGTTAGTTAGGTGTTGTGGATGGATTATCTCCAGTTGGCCATGGATTATCTCCAGGGAAAGGTCGATTATATGGTGTTGCTGGTGCAACATAAAGACCCCAGTATG